TGCCTTCGCTATGCGTTCGCATTGCGTTCGGTGATGCGTTCGCATTGCCATCGGATTGCGGACGCTGTGGATTCCAGCGTGCCTCCGCACTGCGTTTTGCCTTCGCCTGCTTGTCCTGGTAGCGGGCGATTTCCTCATCGCAGCGGCGCTGATGCCAGCCGTCCTCGCGCAGTTCGAAGAACTCTTCGAGCACAGTCTGGACGGCTTCCTTTTCCTCGCGCGTGCGGGCACTCACGAGGCGCTGTGCAGCCTTCAGGTCGGCCGGAATGGGCCGTTCCTCGGCGTAATACTTGCGCACCAAGCGCAGGTAGGCGGCGTCTTCCACGAACGACAGGTGGCCTGTCGCCTGGGCGTAGTCGCCGATGTGGAGCTCGAAGTAGTTCAAGCTGCGGCCTCCATTTCCGGAGATGCCTGGTCGGGCGAGCCGTTGCGCTTGCAGACGGAGCCCACACCAACCCATGCCCCGTGCGCCAGGCGGTCGCCATAGGCTTCGACGTGGCGCACATAGTCGGCCGGCTCGAAACCCTGCAGCACGGGCAGCACGTAGACGCCGCCGGTGTCCTGGGCGCGCAGCGCGTCGTAGCGCTCGATGGTCAGCCGCTGGTGCTCGGCCACCGACAGGCCGGTGATCTTCACGATGAAGGGTTCGCACATGAAATCCTGTGCGGCCGCGGCCAGAAGCCGGCCCGAGCCATTCGTGGCCCAGCGCCGAATCTCAGCGGCGTAGCTCGAGACGTCATGCCGATAGCCACCGTGCCGCGAAATCTCGGTGAAGGCGCCGCTGTCCATGATCCAGTCGCCGACGGCCATGGGCGATTTGCGGGCGCGCAGCCGGTTCACGCTCACGAAGGCGCCGTCGAAGTGGCGCGCATCGCTGGGCTGGTGCAGGCCCGTGAAGAACCTCATACCGCCGCCCCCAACACCCGCCGCAGCGCCGCAACCTCTTCGCGCAACAGGCGGTTCTGCCGCTCGGTTTCCGTCTCGCGCCGCCGCACGCTGTGCAGGTCGTAGCCGCGCTGGTGGAGCATCCACAGGACCGGCGCATCGTTGCCGCACTTGTCCATCAGGGCGACGAACTTGGTCCACTGCACGCCCTCGGTGCCGGACTGCCAGCGCGAGAACTGGGCCTTGTCGACGCCCAGCTCGATCTGCAGGTGCTTGTCCAGGGCAAAGCCGCCGACCTCTGCGCACAGTTCGATGGCGCCGCCGAGGGATTGCTTGCGCGCGACCTCTTCGGGGCGCAGTTCATTGGGAAGAGAGAGTTGGTTCACGATGTCGCGCAACAAGGTTGTGAGCAGTTGAGGACCTTGGGAGGGCAAATAAAAAGAGCATTCGAGGCATGTTCAAAACAGCCCACACCGCCGCCCTCGAAGCCTTCGCTCCCCTGCTCGCCCGGCGCGAGCTGTGCGTGGAGAACGTGCTTGTCGTGGTGGTGCTCAGCGCGGCGAGCGCGCTTGTGGCCACCGGGCAGATCGGGGGAGATTGCGCCGTCGTCGAGCGGGTGGACGAGCAGCGCGTGCAGCAACGCAGCGAAGGCAGCAGCAGCGACCAGGACGAGCACCACCTGGGCGCAGAAGATCGGGCCGGGCATGGGTCAGCTCGCCTGTTCGGTGGTGCTGGGGGTGGGATCGGTGGCGAGTTCGGGCCAGATGCCGGCCCAGTCGTCTGGTCGAAGGTGCTTGCGCCCTACTTCGCCCTGCGTCAGGCGCTCGATCGCCACGCAGTACACGGCATCGATCAGGGTGCTGCGGGTCTTCCAGTTGCTGACGACGCTCTGACCAATGCCAAGTGCAATGGCCAGTTTGGTGATGCCGCCGCAGAGCTCGGCAGCCTTCGAAAGGGCCGCGACGTGCGGAGGAATGGTGGTGGCTTGTGACTGGTCCATCACGTAATTATCACTCGGGTGATAAAAATAGCAACACCCTAGTGATTCACGCAAGTGATGAAATCGCGGGGATGGAAGATGTACCGGCGCGCCTGAAGCGTTTGCGCAAGGCCGCTGGTCTGACGCAGGCTGCGCTCGCGCGCGCGGCGGGCGTTGTGCAGAGCACGATCGGCAACATCGAATCGGGCACCCGCGGCTACGGCGAGAGCCTGGTCGACATTGCGAAGGTGCTGCGCGTGCCGCCCGAATACCTGCGGTGTGAGACCAACAGCTATGCCACGCTGGATGCGTCCCTGCCCTTGCTGACCACGGATGCCAGCGGTGCCCAACCGGCGCACGACGGGGCCCTGTCCATCAACGAAGAGACGCTGCGGGCCCTGGGCGCGGCGCTGGAAGCTGCCGACGCGGCCACCCGGAAGAGCGCGGTGGACATGCTCAAGACCTACCTTGAGAACCCCAGCGGCAACGCCGACATGTTGCCCTTGATCGCGCGGCGACTATCGGGGGAGCCACCCGAGCAGAAGATAGCGGCGACGGGCGGCGGGAAGTAAAGCAGTCGGCTCGAATTTACACACTCGATGCCAAAATGTTAACTAATGTGTCGCCTGGACGCATCCCGCAAATCCCTGCTTTGGGGTATCGCGAGGTCATTTATTTCAACTTTGAGCGTCGCAAGAGGTGCCGATGAGAACCCTTTTTATTGCCACCTGCTTGGCTGTCACGGGCTGCGCCACCATGAGCGATGTGGTGCCGATCGGCGAAGGTCGCTACATGGTCGGCACGTCGGTGCGAGGAGGCTTCACCAGCGATGCCGAGGTCAAGGCCAGCGCACTGAAGCGCGCGAACGCCTATTGTGCGGAGCGCGGCAAGCAGATGGTGCTGATCGACGCGACCTCGAGCGGCGTGCAGGGCTGGACTCCCCAGAACGCCCAGGTGAACTTCCGATGCGTGTGAACATGCGCCGCGACCGCCTGCTTCGTGGCAGCGCTCAGATCTGGTCGGCCGGGACGTTGGCCCTAGTCATTTTCATGTTGACGAACCTACGCCCCAGCTTTTACGACGCCGCCTTGGCAATTGGTGGGGTGCTGTTGGTCGCATGGTGTGGACACACGATCACGAAGGGCGCGATCAACTGGCACTTTCAATATAAATAGCCCCTTCCATATTCGATCTGTCGGCCGGGAACGCTAGGTGAAGCATCTCACCGGTCATTCAAAAAATTTGTATTGGAAGACGACGATGGCTGTTATTGAAAATCAAACGTTTGAAAAGCAAACGATAAACCTTGACGATGCGATTTTTAAAAACTGCACCTTTAAAGGATGCACGCTTATTTACAGTGGAGGCCCTCTTCCGCGACTGCACATGAACACCATACTTGACTGCATTTGGCAGTTTGCAGGAGCAGCAGAGCGCACCATGACGTTCCTCGCAGCGCTCTACCAAGGTGGATCAAATGAGCTCGTGGAATATATATTTGATCAAGTCCGCCGGATGCCGCCCGGCCTAGGCGAGCCGCCAAAAAAATGAGCAGACCGAACTGGAGTGCTCCAGAAGATCTTGACCCTGAGAGCATGGCGCGTAACGTAATTGAGAATGCTCAATACTCATCGGGCCGCACGCTGACCGACGCTGCAGACATGGACCTTTCTTCATCCGTGATTAGGGGCAGCATTGTGTTCTCTAATTCAGGCGGAGGGTTGCCGCCTGCCGGCGGTGTAGGCGCTCGTGTGGCAAGCGGAGATAATGGGCCGATGGAAACCCGTGTAGCCGCCCTAGAAACCTTCGCCAAGGACGCCGGCGAACGGCTGGTCCGCATCGAGACCGTGCTGAGCCACGTCGAGAAGGAGGTTGGCCAGTTCAAGTGGTGGGTGGTCGGCCAAATCGTCGCACTGTTTCTCGCGGTCATCGGAACGGGCATCGCAATTCAGCAGATGACCGTGGCCAGTTTTCAAGGCGCGGCCCAGGTCGCCAAAGACGCGGCACCTGCAACTGCAGCTGCGCCACAGCCCCTCCCCCCGATCATCATCAACGTCCCAGGGCCCAGCCTAGCTCCTCAGCCAGCACACAAGCGCTAGGGCGAACGTCCCTCCACATCAAGCCCGCCTCCCGCGGGCTTTTTTTCGCTTGAGAAAACACACTCGGGAAATTTAATCACTGAAGTGTTGACAAGATAAATCACTGAAGTGATACTGCCATCTCCCTAACAGGAGATGGACATGAACAAGCAAGGGATCAAGGACAACGCCCTGCACATCGCTGGCGTGCTGATCGGACTCACATTGCTTAAGGCAACGGGGCTGCGCTTCGGCAAGGAGCACCGCGGGCGCCACTGGTATTCGCATGTTGCTGAAAACCTGGCCGCTGACGGTTTCGTGCAGTGGTTTCCGTATGCAGTGCGGAGGCAGGCATGAGCGCCGTCCTCCACCACACCGGCCGCGTGTACGGCCGCGACTTCCGCCCGATGCCCGATCAGGTTCCAGATCTGTCGCTGGCTCCCTTGGAGCCGCACGGCTGGCGCAACGCCTTCCCCGGCCCGGCCGACAAGACCTCCGACGCGGGCGACCGCGAGCATGCGGCACGCTGCGAAGAAATCCGCACGCGCCAGTGGCGCAACCTGGATGCCTCGACGGTGGGCGACATCGCGCACAGCGAGAAGCTGGCCGAGGTGCTGCGCACGACGAGCTCGCCGGCGGTGGTGGGCATGACGCTGCTCGAGCTGGTGAGCGAGCGGATTGAGGCCATCGTGCGGGGGAATGCATGAGCACGCAGCGCGCGCCTGTATTGTTCGGCGCATCGACGCCCGAAGAACTGCGCGAAGCAGCCGTATGGCTTCAGGTCGATGCGGCCTATCTCTATCGCGCGGCCGATGTTTACCGCGACGCGCCGGCCAGCCGCTGGGTGGCGACCCAAGTGCAGGAGAACGCTGCGCACAGTTCCGCGCTCTCCCGCGCTGCCATCGCCAAGGCCACCGGGAGCGCATCGTGAGCGCGGCGTTCAAACACTGGTGCGAGACCTGCGAGGGTGTGGGCACGATCGACGAGACGCTAGGCGGCGAGCACTTCTCCAACCCAAAGGCCAACTGCCCTGACTGCGGAGGCCTGGGCTACTGGGTTCCGCGCGCCCGGCCTGACGGCGGCCCGGCATTCCCGACGCTCCCCGAGCACGGCTTCAACAACGGCGAGCCGGGCATGACGCTGCGCGACTACTTCGCGGCGCAGGCGCTTCCTGGCGCACTCATGGCGCGTGCCGATGCTGACGGCGACTTCAATCCGGCCGCCGTTGCTGCCGCGGCCTACATCGCCGCCGACGCCATGCTGAAAGCGAGGGCATCGTGACCTTCCTCCAAACCCTCAAGACCTGGGCCATTAACTGGGCGCTTGGCGTGATCGGCTGCTTCGTCCTGCTCTGGCTCATGGCCTGGATGGACAGCAAGCAGTCGGAGACGGCTGCCATGCGCATCACGGCCCAGGTGGTCAACGACCGCGCCGCCGAGCACGCGGCGCTGAAAGGCGCGCGATGAATCACCCCGAGTTCGACCACAGCGAAGGCCTCTTCATCTATTCGCCCATCGGCGACGACTACGAGCCGCCCGCCTTCCCCTTCTGGCCGTTTGCCCTGTGCGTCGGCTTCCCGTTCCTTGTCGCGCTGGTCGTCTGGCTGGTGCTGACGTCGCTGAAGGGCTGACCGTGGCCAAGCACACCATTAAAGGCTTCATCACGCTCGATGGGGCGTACGGCGCGCGTACCGTGCGCTTCTCGATGTACCGGCCCTCGCCGAAGTACTCGCCGCATGAAGTCGTCGTGAGCGAGCACAGCATCGAAATCGAGATCCCCGACGACTTCGACCCGGTGCCGCAGATGGTCGCCTCGCTCGAAGAAAAGAAGCGCCTCGCGCGCATCGAGCTCGCCAAGGAACTGGCCGTGATCGACGACCAGATCAAGCAGCTGACCTGCATCGACTACGTCCCGGCTCCGCTGCCGGTCGACGACATCCCCTTTTGACCACCACCCCAGAGAGAACCTATGTCCGATAACACCGAAAGCATGACCGCCGACAGCGGCACCCTCGCCATCCTCAACAAGGGCGAGATCGATATGCAGATCGCCACTGCGCACAAGTACCCGCGCAGCATCACGAAGTTCCGCGGCGAGGTGCAGCAGATGGTGACGCTCAATGAGCAGGTCGCCCAAGAGTGCATCTACAGCCTGCCGCGCGGCGGCAAGAGCATCGAGGGCCCGTCCGTTCGCTTCGCAGAGGTCGCCGCGAGCGCGTGGGGCAACAGCCGTGCCGGCGCCCGCGTGGTCAACGACGACGGCAAATTCATCACCGCGCAAGGCGTCTTCCACGATCTGGAGCGCAACGTCGCCATCACCTACGAGGTGCAGCGCCGTGTGACCGACCGCTCCGGTCAGCGCCTGAAAGACGACATGATCGGCGTCACCGGCAATGCCGCGTGCTCGATTGCGCTGCGCAACGCGATCCTGAAGGGCATCCCGAAAGCCTTCTGGTCTGACCTCTACGACCAGGCGCGAGAGACTGCCGTCGGCAACGTGCAGACGCTGGCCAACCGCCGCGCACGCGCTCTGGGTGTCCTGCAAAAGATGGGAGTGCCGTCGTCGACCGTCTTCGCGTTCCTGCGCGTCGAAGGCGAAGCCGACATCACGCTCGAGCACCTCGCAACCCTCTTCGGCATCACGACGGCCATCAAGGAGGGCGACACGACGCCGGAACAGGCCTTCGCTGTCATCGATGAGCCGGGCAAACCAGAGGTGAAGACGCCCACCCGCAAGACGGCCGCGCAGCAAGCCGACCCGACCACCGGGGAGACGACGCCCGGCACCGAAACGGGAAATCCCGCCTCGGGAAACAACACGCTCGATGCTGACAATCCGGGCGCCGGAGCCGATGCCCAGCCCGTCGACGCGCAGCAAGAGAAGCAGGCAGCGACTGCCGCCAAGAAGGCGCAGACCCTCGGCAACACCATCATGGCCAGCGCGGGCGAGAAGAAGTTGCTGCTCAACCGCGTGAAGTCCAACGACCTGAACATGGCCGAGCTCATCGAGCAGGCCGGCGTGGGCCCGATGGACCCGACCACGCTCGAAGGCCTCACCGCCGACGGCTTCGTCGCCATCAAAGACCTCCTGCCGAAGGCCGCGTGATGCTGACGTTCGATGCCGAGGCGCACCTCTACTTCTGGAATGGCCTGCCGGTGCCGGGCGTGACCACTATCCTGGCCCCGCTCACCGACTTCGCGGCCGTGGATCCGGACGTGATGCGCCGGGCGTCGAACTTCGGCACGGCGGTGCACTACCTGTGCGAGCTCGACGACACCAAGGCCGACCTCGAGGTCTACGAGATCGATGACACCCTGCGGCCCTACCTGCAGGCCTGGCAGAAGTTCAGCTCCGAGTGGCGCGTGCAGTGGGACAGCGTGGAACAGCGCGTGTTCCACCCGACGCTGCGCTACGCCGGCACGCTGGACCGCAAGGGCACGCTCGTCGCGCCGGGCGAGCCCGAGCACCGGCGCCACAAGGCCGTGGTCGACATCAAGACCAGCACCAGCCTCTACCCATCGGTCGGCCCGCAGCTCGCCGCCTACGCGCGCGCCGATGACCCGCTCAACGGCGCCAGCCAGCGCCGCTACGCCGTGCAGCTCAAGGGCGACGGCTCCTACGTCTGCAAGGAATACCGCGATGCAGACGACTTCGCCACCTTTTCCGCCCTGCTGGCGCTGCGCACCTGGTGCGGCCGGCATTCCATCACCCCGAAGTTCTGAAAGCCAGCCATGACCGACACCATCACCGACAACGCACCCGCCACCCTCAAGGGCGCCGTCGCCTTCGACGCCACCATGCTGCCGATCTTCGTGCAGCGCGCCAACACCATGCGCATCGAGGCCGCCGACTACGAGGTCGATTCGCCCGCCATGGCCGAACTGGCGGGCGAGCGCCTGGTGCAGATCGCCACGCTGAAGAAGCAGATCGAAGACGCCCGCACCAATGTGACCGGGCCGATCCACAAGGCATGGAAGAACGCGATCGCATGGTTCAAGCCGGCCGAGGATGCCATCGAGCAGGCCGACAGCGCCATGCGCAAGGCGCTCAACCGATGGAAGACCGAGCAGGAACGCATCGCCGCCGCCGAGCGTGCCGAGCGCGAGCGCGTGGCCCGCGAAGAGCGCCAGCGGCTGGAAGCTGCCGAGCGCGCCGCGGCGGCCCAGGCCCTGGAAGCCCAGCAGGCTGCCGAGCGCCAGCAACGCGAAGCCGAGGAAGCTGCGCGCGCCGGCGACACGAAGAAGGCCGAGTTGCTGCAGCAGCAGGCCGAAGCCAGCGCCGCCGCCGCCGAGACCGCACAAGCCCAGGCCAGCACGATGGCGCAGGAAGCGTCCGTCGTGACGGTGGCGCCGCCCACCATGGCGCTCGTGCCGCGCGTGGCCGGTGTGTCGGGACGCATGACCTACACGGCCAACGTGGAGAACCTGAAGCTGCTCGTGCACGCCATCGTCGAAGGCAAGGCCCCCATCGAGGCCATCCAGGCGAACACCACTTTCCTCGGCCAGCAGGCCCGCGCCTTCAAGAAGGCCGGCGTGCTGTACCCGGGCGTCTCCGTCACGGCCGAGAGCGCGCTGTCGGTGCGCGCGGCCTGAGGTCGACATGCTGCAGTTGTCCATCAACGGTCCGAAGCCGCGAGGCGACGGATACATCGGTCACAACGTCGACGGCAGGACGAAGCTGGAACACGTCCTTGTCGCAGAGCGTGCTCTCGGCAAACCATTGCCGCCACTCGCCCAGGTGCATCACTGGGATCGCGACCGAAGCAACAACACGCCCGGCAATCTGGTGATCTGCCCCGACCAGGCCTATCACCGGTTGCTGCACCGGCGCATGGCTGCGATGGAAGCCTGCGGCAATCCGAACTGGATGCCGTGCCGTTTTTGCAAGCAGCACGACGACCCCAAGAACCTGTACGTGTCACCGACTAACGGTGCGCACGCCTATCACCGCGCGTGCTCGGCGGCCTATGCAAGGTCACACCGCGCTCAATCCAAAGGAGTTATTGCATGAACACCATCATCGCCTGGGACACGGAAACGACCGGCCTCCCATTGTTCAAGGAACCGAGCGAGCATCCCGGCCAGCCGCACATCGTGCAGCTTGCGGGCATCGTTTTCGATCTGGACAGCCGCAAGACGCTGGCTTCCATCGACCTGATCGCCAAGCCGGACGGCTGGACCATTCCGGAAGAGGTCGCGGCCATCCATGGCATCACCACCGAACACGCCAATGCAGTTGGCGTGCCGGAGAAACACATCATCGAACTGTTCTTGGCACTCGGCGCGGGCCGCACCCACGTTGCGCACAACAGCACCTTCGACGAACGCATCATCCGAATCGCCCTCATGCGCTTCTTCGGCGAAGAGAGAGCCACCGAGTTCAAGGCACGCACGTTCAAGTGCACGCAGCGCATTGCCACGCCGATCATGAAGCTGCCGCCCACCGAGAAGATGGTGGCAGCGCGCATGCCCGGGCCGAAGTCGGCCAACCTGGGCGAGGCCTATCTGCACTTCACCGGCAAGCCACTCGAAGGCGCACACAGCGCCATGGCCGATGCGCGTGCGTGCCTCGAGGTCTACCTGGCCGCCACCGCACCGGCACCCGAGCCCGTCGCGGCCTGACCCCTTTCGGGCGAGCCCGGCCGGGCTTCTGTCTCCTCCTTTTGAACCCTTCCCGGCCGGCGCTGCGCGAGCAGCAGCCCCTTTTCTTTCCCTCAACCAACCGGAGCAATCCATGAACGCAGACACCCCCTCCATCCTCGTTCCCGCCGAACATGGCGCGCCCTTCGAAGGCGGCTTCTATGGCGGCAAGATCCGCATCGGCGAAGGCATCTTCGCCGTCGTCTGGGCGCCCAAAGCCACCGGCGACATCGGGGGCCTCTGGCTGCCCAGCTACACGCAGGTGCCCAACACCGACAGCTGCTACGACAGCATGGCGAACACCGTAGCGATGGCTGCGGCCGGCAGTCCCATCGCACAGCAGGCCCTGGCCGCCGAGATCGCTGGGCACAAGGACTGGTGCATCCCGGCGCGCGATGTGCTTGAGCTGGCCTATCGCTACCTGAAGCCCACGGCCGAAGAGAACGCCACCTATCGCTACGGCGACAACCCCAGCAGCATCCCTGCCGGCTATCCGTACACCGAGGCATCGCCCGCACAAACGAGCGTCGAGGCCTTCCGCGAGGGCGGTCCCGAGGCGTTCGAAGAGGCCTGGTACTGGAGCAGCACGCAGGCTTCCAGCGGCAGCGCCTGGGGTCAGGACTTCAGCAACGGCAACCAGTACTACTACGACAAGAATTTCGAAGGCCGCGCCCGCCTCGTCCGCTTGATTCAACTCAACGCTTGAATCCTTTAATCCTTTCAGGAGACCCCATGGCCATCACTCAAGAAACCATTCAGGAAGAGACGAAGAAGCTGGGCGAAATGATCGCCCGCTTCGAGTCCATCGGCGTCAACGTCGGCGACGCAAAGGCGTGGGCCGAGGGCCTGCTCGCCAAGCTCACGGCCAGCGCTGCCACCGTTCTCAGCATCCCGGGAACCGAGATCACGCTGGCGCCCGGCGAGCGCTACGCGGGCCTTTTGCTCAACGAGGAAGGCCAACCAAGCCACCACCTGGTGCTGCTCCCCGGCGAGTTCGAAGACGTGTCCTGGGATGCCGCGAAGAGCGCTGCAGAGAAGGCCGGTGCCGAGCTTCCCTCCAGGCGCGAGCAGTCCCTGCTGTACGCCAACCTGAAGAGCGAATTCAAGGCTGCTTGGTACTGGTCGAGTGAGCAGGCTTCCAGCAGCCACGCCTGGGGTCAGCGCTTCCACGACGGCGACCAGACCGGCCACTACAAGAAGTTCGAAGGCCGCGCCCGCCTCGTCCGCAGATTGTTCCTTTGATCCTTTAGTCCGTTGAGTCATGGCCATCCATACCCAATTGCCGATTCACAAGACGGGCAGCACGCTGCTCGGACTTGCAGTCCAGATCCACGCGCAGATGCGCCGCGGCTACAAGCGCTCGGTGGGCGAGAAGATCGTCGGCCACTGCGCCGAAATGCTCGACCTCATGGCCCTTGCGAATGCCACGAAGCACGCGCAGCGGGCGGCGCACATCAGGGAAATCCTCACGCACAACCGGGCCGCCACGGTCTGGCTGCGCGTCGGATTCGACCTGAAGGAGATCTCGCCGAAGCTCTGGGGTGAGTCGGTGCAGATGCTCGACAACATCGGCAAGCAGGCCAGTGGATGGCTCAAGGTATCGAGCGAGAAGGCGCCTGCAGCATGACGGTCAAGGCCCCCATGCCCGTGCGCAATTTGAATCTGGTCGCGCCGCTGCCCCAAGAGGGCACCGCCATACGCACAGCAGATACCGCTGCACCCGTGCAGGCCCGGTCTGGCGCAGTCTCCCCGCTGATCGGCGCAGGCCTTCGGCAGGGCGATGTAGATAGCGCGAACCAACGCAGGCTTCCAGCAACAACGCCTGGAATCAGAACTTCAACAACGGCAACCAGAACAACAACAACAAGAAGTTCGAAGGCCGCGCCCGCCTCGTCCGCAGATTCATATCCGTTTTCGTTCGAAGAGTTGGTGCAGGCCTATCTGGACTGCCGCAAGAGCAAGCGCAACACGGCAAGCGCGCTCGCCTTTGAGAGCCAGCTCGAGCGCAACCTGTGCGCTCTGTATGAGGAACTGACCAGCGGCGCATGGCGCCCTGGTCGGTCGATCTGTTTCGTCATCACGCGGCCCAAGCCGCGCGAGGTCTGGGCTGCGGATTTCCGCGACCGCATCGTTCATCACCTCCTGTACAACCGCATCGCGCCGCGCTTCCATGCGAGCTTCGTGCATTCGAGCAGCGCATGCATCCCGGGCCGCGGCACGCTCTACGCCGCCAAGCTGCTCGAGCGCGACGTGCGCAGCATCACCCAGAACTGGAGCCGTCCGGCCTTCTACCTGAAGTGCGACCTGGCCAACTTCTTCGTTGCCATCAACAAGGTCACGTTGCGCGACCAACTGGCGCGCAAGGTCAGCGAACCTTTCTGGTTGGCGCTGGCCGAAACCATCCTGTTCCACGACCCGCGCGAAGACCATGATCTGCGCGGCCGTGCCGAACTGCTGGCGCGCGTGCCGGCGCACAAGAGCCTCTTCAACGCGCCGGCGCACACCGGGCTGCCCATCGGCAACCTGTCGTCTCAGTTTTTCGCGAACGTGCACCTCAATGCGCTCGACCAGTTCGCCAAGCACCAGCTGCGCGCCACGCGGTATGTGCGCTACGTCGACGACTTCATCCTGCTGCACGAGTCACCGCAGTGGCTACACCAAGCGCTCCAACGCGTGGGCACCTTCCTGCCTGAACGCCTCGGCGCGCAGCTGAACCCCAAGAAGACGATCCTGCAGCCAGTCGACCGCGGCATCGACTTTGTCGGGCACGTCATCAAGCCGTGGCGCCGCACGACGCGGCCGCGCACGGTGGCCACGGCGCTGCATCGCATTGAGACGCTGCCGGCCGTCGATCTATTCGCCACCGGCAATAGCTACCTCGGCCTCATGCGCCAGGCCGGCAACAGCCACCAGAACCAGGTCGCCATCGGGCGCGCGCTGCTCAAGCGCGGGCATGCCATCGACGGCGGCCTGACCAAGATTTTCCGCGCCCATTCCCTCAACCACTGAAAGGCAACCATGCGCACCATCGACGACCACAAGGTCAACCCCGCAAACGACACGCTGACGATCACGGTGATCGACGAGCCCGGATCGGGCGGCGCCAACCACATGTACGAGATCTCGGGCTACACGGGCCTGAGTGGCGCCACGTCGGTGCTGATCGAGTTCCAGAACGGCCCCGTCCCCGAGAACGGCGTGAATGGCCTCACGCACGAGGTTCTGCTGGCCATCGTCGCCGACCGACTCCGCAGCTTCCAGAAAGGGCCCTACAGCACGAAGGAGAACGCCTGCGCGCTGACCCACATCGAGGAAGCCCAACACTGGCTGCAGCAGCGCACGTTGGCACGCATGCGTCGCGGTGTCGAAGGCACGCACACCGTCTGACTTCCGGTTTTCCCACCACTTTTAGGAGCCACATCCTCATGAACTTCGAACTCCCCACCGCTACGAAATGTAAATTGGTCGACATCGACATCCTCTCGATGAAGAACCGGCCGCCGGACAGCAATCCCGGAGTGGCCCTCGCCTTCACCGCCGAGCTGCCGAACAGCGCGCTCATCATGCTCGACGGCTTCCTGCGCGGCATGCTCTACACGAAGCAGGCCGGCGGCGAGACGCAGAAGCCGCTCGATGGCGTGGAGCCCGTGAGCGACATGCCCAACCTCACGCAGATCGGCCAGAGCATCGGCCGCTTCTCGTGGGCCGGCGAGCAGACCGGATGCACAATCACCTTCGATTTCGGCCTGGGCGGCAAGTCGAACATCGTGCTCAGCGATGTGAAGGTCGACGCGCTCCACGTCACACCGAAGGAAGGCGGTACGACCACCTGGCAGTGGAAGTGCGAGATCAACGACGTGAGCGAGGCCGAGTTCGGGAAGATCGCCACGTTCAAGTCGCGTGATGTGCAGCTGCTGCTCGCGCCGCCGCAGGTCGAACAGCAGGACATCGACGACGAGCCGCCGCCGCTGAAGCCTGCGAAGGCCGCCAAGGGCGCGAAGAAGGGCGGCAATCTGCAGCCGCAGGAGGCATGGCCCTTCCCGAACAAGCCGCCCGCGCAGACACCGGAAGAGGCGTTCGCTGGCACTGCAAAGCACTGACCATGCGCCACCTCACCGAAGCGGAACACGAGCGCCTGCTGGCGGCCGAAGTCGAGCGCGACCGGCTCGACGCGCTCGTGAACAGCCCGCAGACCGCGGATTTCCTCTCAGCGGTGGCCGCCGAGAAGGCCCACCAGATTGAGCGCTGGGGTAGCGCGCACGACCGCCAGAAGAGTGCTGAGCACTGGTACTGGCTGGTGGGCTATCTCGCCGGCAAAGCGCTGCGTGCCGCCATCACGGGCGACAAGACGAAGGCCCTGCATCACACCATCAGCAGCGCGGCTGCCCTGGCCAACTGGCACGACGCTATCAGCACCGACACGAGCGGGGCCGGCATCGGCGCCGACAACGACATCAAGCCCGTGGAAATCGCGCGCTTCGAAAACGGAGGAACCTGACCATGAACGCCTTCACCAAAGTCATCAACCCGATCGCGCGCGCGGCAGAGCTTCTGCGCGAGTGCGCCGCCGACTTGAAGCTCTGCCACACCGTCGGCGACACCGACGACTGGACGGGCGAAGACGAGGCGAAGGCGGCCCACGACGAATACCTCGCTGTTGCGGCGGCGCTCGATGCACCCGTGCAGCCCAACGAGTGCTCCGCGTTTGAAGCGTGGTTCTGCAAAGACGGCGACTACGACCCGGAATGGCTGACGAAGAGCGGCGCCAATCACGCGCTCTACATGGACGCCGACACCGAGAACATGTGGCAAGCCTGGCAGGCCCGCGCCGCCCTCACCCAGCCCACCACCGTGCAGCAGGCAGAGCCCGACATGCGCGCCGTGTGCGAAGCGCTTGGCTTCGATCCCACGAACCACCACAACGCGGCCAAGTGCCCATACTGCCGCCCGGCAGAGACCGCGCACGCCGCCATGCAGCCCGACGACACGCCGCTCGAAACCGGCGAAGGGGATGCCCGTGGTTAAGCCCGACGAAGCCGAAAAAATCGCCCGGGCCTTCATGGACAGCTACGTGGCCATGTGCGACTGCGCCACGCAGGAGGACGTGGGCAATGCCCTGATGAAGCTGGTCAGCGTGGCCGGGCTGGGCATGTGCGCGGTCGTGGGCCAGGCTGAAGCCGTGGCCCGCCTCGAAGGCACGGCCGCCCACATCGCAAAGCCGCAGTACAGCAAGCCGTGGACGAAAGAGAGCCTGCAATGACGTTCTCTCGCAAGCGCCAGAGACAGCTGCTGACCTGCATGGTGTGCGGCTTCAAGGAGACAGCAGCGATCCACCAGCCGCCGCCGGACGGCCCGCGTAAGGGCAGCCGCCTCCACCAGTTCCAACCGAAGCCAGTGCCGCACGAGCGGCCCGTGAAAGTCGAACTATGACCACCACCACCGACCAAAAGATCCTCGTTGACGCCAAAGAGGCCGCGGCCCTTTTCTCGATGGGCAAGTCCACGTTCTGGCGCGAGGTCCAGAACAAGAATGTGCCGCCCCCGGTGAAAATCGGCAGCCTTACGCGCTGGCGCCTCGCGGACCTGCAGCGCTGTGCTGCTGAACTAGCCAGTCAGCCCACCACTGCATCAGCTGACGACGCTTAGGCAGGTACTGCGCGCGGTTGTACGCCGCGCGCACGTCGTCGACTTCCTGGTGATGCAGCTGGCGCTCGATCACATCCTTGTCGAAGCCGGAATGCTCGTTGAGCACCGACGACGCCAGCGCCCGGAAGCCATGCGCCGTCATGCGGCCACGGTAGCCCAGCCGGTAGAGCGCGAACAGGAACGTGTTCTCTGAAAGCGGATGCCGCGGGCGCAGCGGCGAGTCCAGCACCAGCTCCCGCTCGCCCGTCAGCCGCCGCAGGTCTTCCACGATGGCCCGGGCCTGGTGCGACATGGGCACCACGTGCGGCAGCGCCGCCTTCTCTTCGCCCTTCACGCGCGCCGGTGGCACCACCCAGATCGCGCCGTCCTCCTTGAACTCATCCCAGCGCATGCCGCGCAGCTCGCCCACGCGCACGAAGGTATAGGCCAGCAGGCGCAGGCCCAGGCGGGTGATCTCTTCGTCGTAGTCGTCGATCGCGCGCATCAGCTTGCCGGCTTCCTCTGGCGGGATGCTGGCCATGGGCTTCTTCACCTTGCGCGCCTGCAGCACGCGCGTCAGGCCCGCGGCGCCGTGCTGCTCGATGTAGCCCAGATCCTGCGCGTGGTCGAAGACGGCGGTGATGCGGCCCGCCACGCGGTGCGCCGTCTCCACCTTGCCGCCGGCCTGCGCCGCCTGTACCACGGCCACCAGCTTGGTTCGTGGTATCGCGTCGATGGGCATGGCACCGATCAGCGGAAAGGCGAAGCGCTCGAGCGTGTTTTCGACCTGGCCCTGGTGCTTGGTGTTGGACAGCGCCGGCAGCTTCACCTTGAGCCATTGCTTCGCTACGGCCTTGAAGGTGGGCGCGGTCTTCGGCGTGTCGGGATCGGCAGCGCCCTTCGGCGCGCCGCGCGCCTCGCCGTGGGCCTTGCGCGCCGCGGCCAGCGACATCTCCGGCCACATGCCGTAGGTGCGCGTCTTCTGTTTGCCGTCGAGCTGATAGTTCGCGCGCCAGCTCTTGCCGCCGGCCGGGGTGATGAACAGGTACAGGCCCTGCCCATCGGTGAGCTTGTAGCCCTTCTCTTTTGGCTTGGCAGTCTCCACCGCCCGCGCTGTCAAAGTCATGGTATCGCCCTTGTTCCGTGCCATGGCCGATACCACGAATCGACGGTGGCTTGAGCGGCACCGGCATGGACACGCGGGAGCGATTATGGACGGACTCCCCAATGAAAAAGCCCCGACACTGAGACAGTGCGGGGCTTTCTGGTTTCGTCATAGACGATCCTTGGCGGAACCGGAGGGATTCGAACCCTCGATGAGGCTCTACACCCCATACTCCCTTAGCAGGGGAGCACCTTCGGCCACTCGGTCACAGTTCCTGAAAGAAGCCGAGATTATGCCACCGTCAGGCGGCCGGTTGATCCAGATCGAAGGCTTTGTGCAGCGCGCGCACGGCCAATTCCATATATTTTTCGTCGATCACGACCGAGGTCTTGATTTCGCTGGTCGAAATCATCTGGATGTTGATGCCCTCTTCGCTCAGCACGCGGAACATCTTGCTGGCCACGCCGACGTGGCTGCGCATGCCGATGCCGACGATGCTGACCTTGCAGATCTTGGTGTCCCCAACGATTTCGGTCGCGTTCAGCGAGGGCATGACCTTCGACTGCAGCAGGTCGACCGTCTTCGCATACTCGTTGCGGTGCACGGTAAAGCTGAAGTCGGTGCGGCCGTCCTTGCTGAGGTTCTGGATGATCACGTCGACCTCGATGTTGGCGTCCGCCACGGCGCCGAGGATGTGATACGCGATGCCTGGCTTGTCGGGCACGCCCAGCACCGAGATCTTGGCCTCGTCGCGGTTGAATGCGATGCCGGATACGACGGCTTGTTCCATGTTTTCGTCTTCCTCGAAAGTGATCAGCGTGCCGGACTTGGCCTCTTCATTGATGTCGATGTCCCACGGCGTGAAG